GCTATAAAGCGTAGAATGGTTGCCGTACCTTTGTTTGACGAAACCCGAATATAACATAAATTCTGTTAACAAGTAAGGGTATTTCATATGTTTGCAGAAAAAATTAAAAAAATCCGGAATAGTACTGACTAAAGACTTGACAGTTTCAGTATGAAACATAAAAGGTACGCCGCCTGGCCCAATTACCTGTGGGCTAGTAATATTAAAATATTGTTCAACAAATATCTGTGCAGGCCTAAAAACTGGTATAGTCGGAAAACTTCGTAAATTTACTTTTCCAAATTCGTCAAACCATTTCATCCAATCTAACTGATTAACAAACCAAGTTTTTGAATCTAAACATAGACTCCAACTCGATTCTGCTTGATTGGCTAGTAGTAATTTATAAAGCTGTTGACTTTCCCAACCATCCAAACTGTCAGCAATGCCAAAAAAGTTTCTTGGTAAAACAGTTACTTTGTTAGATAGTGTTCCCCACCAACTTTTGTCCACTGATTCACAAAAATGATCATCGTCATTTATGCAAACATAAATGTTAGCTATTCTACTGGGGTCTATATAAAGAGAAATCGACCTTGCTTGAATTTCTAATAGAAATATATCATTGCGATAAGCAACAACTATAATGTCTATTACTTCAGGCCTGCGGCAACTCGAAGTTGTTCGGTCCATTCGTTGACTGGTGCAGTTCTATAGATGGGCACTCTTGCTGCTTCTTTCATTGCAGTAATTTCGTCATCTGTGTCTTTGAATTGCTTGCTGTAAAATTCAGGAGTTAAAGGAACTACATTAGCAATATTGTCTAAGTTTAGATCATACTTTTTAGAATTTTTTCTGTATTGAAATTTCCAATCAGCAATGTCTTGGTCGGTTAAATTTAACGTGTCGTCGATTAACTGCATGATTTGATCTGGTGCATCTATACTGCGTTCAAGTTCAACAAATACAATATATTCGCCGTCATCCATGACGCCTGAGCTTACATCAGCATCTAGTACAAATTCATAGCCTGTTTCAAAAAACGACATTAATGAAGTGGCAGGTTCTTTTTCACGGACTTTAAAACTCAAAACAATGATGTCTTGATCTGTACCCATTTTGCTTTTGAATTCATCAATGTGCAGTTCTGGGCTAATTAATCTTTTTAAATCACCTTGCTCAAGGCCTTCAAATATTTTAGACGGCTGGTGCATTTTGTTGCTCCATGTCTTGCTGAAATACATCATCTGTTTGACCTTCTTCCGATGCTTGTTCAATGTCTTCTTGATCTAACAGTCCGTTTTCTAATTCAATGCTGCCCTGTTCGATGTCACTCATTAACTGTTTAGGCATAGTAATAGTCACTAACCAAATTGGTTTGCTGACCATTCTAGGCATCTTTGTACCGGGCTTGAAATCAGTGTAACTTTTTACAGCAATTGGATATTCTAATGTGTCTTTTTTGTAGGTAATTTCACAACCGTAGTTTAACAGTCTTTCACCACCTGCAGGATCCGGCATGTTTTTGTAGTCGTACATAAAAGTACAGGTTACAAAATATTTTTCGTACACTGGGCCTTCAACTAGTTCGCCTCGTTTCCAGTTGTCAAAAGCATACAAATCCAAATCGTCCAGTACACGCTCATAGTCTAACAGTGTTTCTAAACTACTGTCGGTCATGTAGATTTCTTTGGTGTTATCTAATATTTTCTTAATGTTAGCAGCCATAATATTATTTATGCGCTAGTGTTTTTAAATATTCTTCAGTTTTCTTAGTTTTAACACCAGTAATCTGCAGAGTTGCTCTTGCTGTATGCCCAGCATTGGCAGTGCTGTGGGGCACATTTAACCAGTCAAAAGTAACAACATCTCCTGCTTTCCACCCCCACCATGTGTAATTACCAAAGCTCCAAAAATGTCCTTGTTGCCAATCTGTTAACTGTATAAAATATCTTACTACTTGTGTGGGGTCGTCAGGCATCCATTTTTCTAATTTGTCTAAATGTAAATTCCAAATTTGACCTGGGCGTTGGATGTGTATGCGGGCCATACATTTTTCTAAATTAAACTTATCAACTATATTTTTAAAAATTGGATCTAAATCGTATGTTAAATCACTTATTATATAATTTTTGCCGTAACCTTGATTTTCTAAATCGTATTCTTCTTGATCATATTCTATTTCTTGTCTTTTCAGGGAATCGTTATTTTTACCTCTGGTACGCCAAGTTACAGGTACCGCAACAGCAACGGTTTGCTCTAAGACACCAGCCCAGTTATTTTGTAATTTACCTACTTGTTCAACACTGTCCCATTTTGAATCCCAGCTGTTTGTATTAAAATGGTACTTACTGCGTTGTCGTGTTATTTCCCAATTCGATTTCATATGACTTTAACTCTAACATCCGATACTGCGTAGTCTTGTTGATATTCTTTAGGCGGTTCATCTATATTTACGGCTCTTGCTAATTCTCTATTATTTTGCACATAAATTCCTTTATACTGCCACCAAGCATCAATTATACCTTTGTTTTGTTGTTTAATTATTTTAGCCATTTCTTTGAGATTTTTGTAATAATCATTGTACTTGGGATAAGTGATATCAAAATGACCGCATTTTACCCACCAACCCAAACAAGCATCATCTGGTCTATGTACCAGTATCATGGGCGTGGTGGGAAACAGTTTCTTGATGTAGGGAATATGATTACTGAAAATATGGCTTTTAATAATGCGGGTACCTATTCCATCTTTGCTAAACGGAGTGTCAAACATAGCTTCGAGTTCTTGCTTGGTATAGTTGTTTAGATCTTCAGGTATGTTGCATTCCATACCAGGATCAAAATATGCACCTAAATGCATTAGTTCTAAAGTTCCTGAAGCGTCATGGTAGTAAGTCCATTCATCTCTATAATCACTGCGATCTATTCTATAACTATAGTAGATGTTTTTAACCACACTGCTCCATTTACTGCCTGGAGCACCAGCAACAAAAATATATTTCATTCGGGAGTAATTCTACGAGCAATAGGTTGCCACTGTTGTCTTAGTCTATACATACTAGCTCTTACACCCTGTGGAGAATGCTCACTATTAGTTATATACATCATATTGTCTCGAAATTTTTCAGCTGAAACTTTGTTTCTTATAACAGGAACAAAATTATTTGCATACCATGTTTGAATTTCCTGGGAAGTATTTGGAGGCAATACTAAATTCCAACAACCGTGAATACTGAGGTTAGGTACCACTGAGGTCATTAAAGGGTATTGTTCTAAGCCGGGTAGTTTTACAGTATCTGCAATGCCAATTAATTTTAGTTTCCCCGCTTGCACATGCGGCCAGCCCACTGCTACAGGAGTTACGCCAAATTCTGCAGATCCTCCCATTACATCTAACAGTGCTTGAGCCGGTCCTTTGTACATAGGGGTAGCAACTAAGTCGCCCCCAGGCACATTAAGGTGTGTGGTTAGATATTCTACTGCTAACTTATGGCCACCACCACCGATGGCAATATTTACTGGGCGCTTTTTTTCTTTGATTAGTTTAATTAGGTCTTCAGGAGTGTTCACAGTGCTTTTTGGATTGGCCCAAAACGCCAGTGGACTTCTTGCTATATTGGCCACAGGTTCCCATTGTTGTGCATCATACTTGACCATTTTACTGTACCAAATATCAGGAGTAACCCAGTTGCTTTGACATGCTGGCACCATAACTGTGTGTCCGTCTGGTGTCGCTGTATTAAAATAATTACCAGCTAAATTGCCGTCTGCACCAGGCTTGTATTCACTGACAAATTTTACATTTGTAGTGCGTTCAATTTGATCAGCTACAATTCTAAAAGAGATTTCATTGCCGGCGCCGGGCCCGTTTGGAAAAATAACAGTAATGGGTTTTGTGGGCTGCCAAGCAAAAGCCAAGGCAGGTACCAGTGCTAGTAGTGCTAAAAATTGTTTCATAGGGTTCCTTATAGATTAAATACTTTACTTGAAAAATTTGTGTTTCTACACAAAAATATTTAGTCTAAACGAAAAAAATTACAATGAATACGAAAATTTTTACACTCCTACAAAAAAATTTACAGTCTGCGTTTAATTTACCTAAGTATCAAAATATTTCTATCGACGAACAAACTGTAGTGAATCAACTACCATGGACACCAGCACGATATAGAAAGTTTAAAGATGCAGTTGAAGCAGAATTAAGTTTACCCTGCGACTACATAGGTACACTAAAAGACATAACGCAAGATCTCAGTGAGCGGTACATTCATAGATTTTTTGCTGAGATCTGGAAACCACGAACCAATGACTATGACTACACAGGTTGGCAACTAGTTGAAGAAGTTAATAAATTGAATCCCAAAAGTGTATTAGATGTAGGCTGCGGATATCACCCATTCAAAGGAAGAATAAAAAATTTAATTGGTATTGATCCCTACAATAATTGTGCAGATTATATGGTAGATATTTTAGATTATGTGGGCGAACACGATGTGATAATTGCGCTAGGCAGTATTAACTTTAACAGCAGAGACGAAATTGAAGCAAGGTTTGCTAAGTGTGTTAGTATACTAAAGGCAGGAGGGCTATTCGTTCTACGAGCCAATCCAGGAATTCCTCATAAAACTGGTCCTTATGTTGATATTTTTCCATGGTCGTTTAGTATAGTTAAAGAATTTGCTGACAAGTATAATCTTAAGCTAGAAACATTTAAACAAGATGCTAACGATAGACTGTACTTTGTTTACAGCAAGACAGCCTAATACTTAGTCTTGTTTTGCAAAAAATAATAACAGCGGTTTGCTGACAATATGTGGTTTTAAATAGTATTGTGGACTGGGTCATGAGTCCGCTGCTCAAGTCCACACTTACACATTTGGAGGACATATTGTCAAAGCGTAAGAGTAGGTTGCTCTACCAACCAGAACAAAAAGTAGAAAACAACATTGTCAGTATTAACACATATTACAATACACGGAAACGAGCTGTTCAACTATTACCAAAAACACTCAATCAAGAAACTTATATAAACCTTCTTACAGACACTAACAAATTAATTATCTTTGCCACTGGACCTGCTGGCACTGGTAAAACCATGTTGGCTATGTTAGCGGGCATAAGAGCCTTGAGAGAGGGCAGTATTACTAAAATAGTGCTGACCAGACCTGCTGTGGGAGTAGATGACGAACAGCATGGATTTTTGCCCGGGGATCTTAATCAAAAGATGGAACCTTGGACAAGACCCTTGTTTGATGTGCTGTTAGAGTACTATGACAAGAAAGAAGTAGCCCGAATGCTAGACGAACAAATTATAGAGATATCTCCACTGGCATTCATGCGAGGACGGACATTTAAAAATGCGTGGATTATTGCAGACGAAATGCAAAACGCGACACCAAATCAAATGAAAATGCTGTTGACTCGTTTAGGTGAAAATAGCAAGATGGTCGTGACCGGCGACACTCGTCAAGCGGACCGAACAGACCCCGACAATGGTCTATTAGACTTCAAAGCACTGGTTGAGGACTATAAAAATTGTCAGTATATAGCAGGAGTAGAATTAACCGGAAGAGATATCCAAAGGCATCCTGCTGTTAAAGAAGTGTTGCGAGTATATCGGGAGATATAACCTGCATGGTAGTCGATTGTAAATAACAGTATGATCGACTACCAACACATCCGTAGTGTACACTTGGAAATCAGTACACGCTGTAATGCTGCATGCCCACTTTGCCCCCGTAATACTGCGGGCTATGATGAAGACCTAGGCTATCCCCAAACAGACATGACGCTGCCGCAGGTCAAAAGAATTTTTACTCCCGATTTTGTAAGGCAGTTAAATCATATTTTGATTAATGGTAATTTTGGAGACTTCATTACTGCTAAGGATAATTTAGATATTGTTGAATATTTTATTTTGTGTAATCCCACAATCAAAATTGAAATCAGCACCAATGCTTCCGGAGGAAGACCTTATCTTTGGGAACAACTAGGCGAATTAAAAAATGTTGAAATTGGTTTTGCCATAGATGGCTTAGAAGATACACACACTAAGTATAGACGCAATACAAATTGGCAAACTGTGATTAATAATGCAAAAAAATTTATTGCCGCAGGTGGATCAGCAGTGTGGAGAATGATAAAGTTTGAGCACAATCTGCATCAAATTGAAGCTTGTAGACAAATGAGCAGAGAATTAGGTTTTAAAAGATTTGATATCTTAGATGACGGCAGGGATTCTGGGCCCGTTTATGACAAACAAGGAAATTTTTTATACAGCCTTGGCAACAAACCTTTAATGGTTAATTTTGAATATCCACAAACAGTAGAAACTTGGAAACAGTGGTCCTTTAAAGGGGATCTGCCTGAAGTAAGACTAGAAAAATACAAAACTATACCTATTAAATCTAAGGTAGATTGTTATGCCAAAAAATTGAGTCAAATTTATATAACGGCAACAGGAGAAGTTTACCCATGTTGTTGGTTGGGATTTTATCCTAAATTAGAATATAAGTTTCCTTGGCAAGGAGATAACATGTTTTTAAAAGAGTTAGTAGAAAATAATAATGCCATTCAAATAGGTTTAGAAAAAAGTTTACAATGGCTTAATAAAGTTGAACAGAGTTGGTCTAAAAAAACCTACAATGAAGGCAGATTATTTAAATGCGATGAATACTGCGGTCATTGACCGACAACAATATCGTATACTTGACGCCAATTCTTAACTATAGGAAATGGAACGTAAGCATCCATATTATGTCCGTGTTCCATAAGCAGACTTCTAAGTCCTAAATTATGACCAACTTTAGCATTGATTATTTTATCTTCAATCCAATAGTAACTACTATTTCTATAAGGCTCTAGTGCATCGTCCTTATCCGCACCAGTATCTAAAAACACAAATTTTTCAAACGCTGTTTCGCCGAATAGTTTACGAAGATTCATTTTGCGTAGTTCTTGTGCGTTTTCGTCTTTAGTTAAACTAGTAATACAATGAAAGACATAACCATGTTCTTCGTGCAGTCGTTTTACATAGTACATGGCATCACGCAAGGGCGGTAAAAATCCCATGTGTGCAGATTCATTAAAAATCTTAATTAGTTTTCTGCCTTGCTCATAGTCAATACCGTATCGTGTTCCGATATTGTATTTTAAATTACCACCGTCGACTTTGTTGAAACCATGTTGCTGCATCCAAACATCAAAGCTATACTCCCAGTCTAACAAGACGCCGTCAACGTCTGTTAATATGATTTTATTTTGCATATATTATTTTCGTTGTTGAAGTCTTTGTACAACACCAATTGTAGCTTCCAATTGGCTTTCGAGTCTGTTGATTTTTCTACGGAGATAAGCCAGTTCCAGTGCTTGATCTGTATTTGTTTGAGCAAGTTTAGAAAACTGATCACGCCATGTTTTCATTTCTTTTTCATGTCCTAACAGTGTAGGGCGTGGCGGAGCATTGGGATCTACTACCTTCTTTTTCTTCTGTGTGAACATTCCTGGAATCATACAGTATTTATTTGTCGATTCCTGCTAGCTCAGTGATAGTAGCACTTAAGTTGATTTCAGGATCTCCGCACTGACTGTGCCACACAATGCCCTTGCGGATAATCATAATAGCTTCGTCACGACCTTCGTCAGTCTTACTCCACAAGTCTAAGTTATCATACATCCAACGAAAGATTTCTTCCATTTCTTCAGGGCGAGCTTGTTCACACAGTAGTTTTCTAGCTTCGCGGATTTTACGCTGTTTGAACAGCTCTACCATTGTCAGTCTGTAGTCTGCTGTACTGCTTTGTTCTTCTCTAGCACTCAGCAGTTTACCAGTACTGCTGTTTTGCTGGATTAACTTTAAACAATTACGAAGGTCAGGGTAAGTGGCTTTGACATAGCTGTCTAGTGTATCTAAATCAAATTCAACTTCTTCAGTAACTAACACTGTGGCTGCTCTTGCAGTAAATTCTGTTTGATCTGTTTTGTTAATCTGCAGATCCACACAACGACTTTTAATGGGAGTAATGATCTTATGCACCAAGTTACAAGTTAAAATAAATCTAGCCTGTGCTTGATAAGTTTCCATTAAGCCACGCAGTAGACCCTGTGCGTTGGGACTTAAGTAGTCTGCTTCGTCCAACAGCACAATCTTTAAGTGCCCAAATGGCAGTGTGCTGACAAAGCCTTCGATTTTAGTTTTAAGAAAGTCTACACCGTTGTCACGACTGGCGTTGACTTGTAGAAAGTCAAAGTTATCAATGCCCAGTTGATTGACCAATACTTTGGCCAGTGTAGTCTTGCCGGTGCCTGCTGGTCCATGCAGCAGTAGATGCGGGCAAGCACCTTCTTCAATCCATCCTTCTACTTGTTCTTTAACTGCTTGGTCAGTAAACACATATTCGTCTACTGTTTTGGGTCTATACCGTTCCGTCCATAACTCTTTCATACTCTATCCTTTTATGATTTAATACTAATACTACATTATAGCCTTGCGCTACGCATTCTGTCAACTTTGCTTTATTCTTTTCTCGGAGGTTTTGATCATTACCGTTTTTATCCCAAGACCAAGTCGATTTTATCTCGTATACAGTATTATCTATAATAAAATCGCTCATATAAAGCTTTTTATTTTTACTAATTGGATCTATGTACCATATAGATGGCCCTCGGCGTACGTTTTGTACAATCCAGTCTATTCCATACAATAATTCTAACTCTTCAAGGAACTCGTATTCATATGATCCTTGATAATTTACTGCGGTAGTTTTATAGTTTATCAGTGGGCATTGTGCATTGTTATTCCACGGATTGTTAGCCCAGTGTTCTTGCATTACTCCTGCTAGTTTTTCGTAATGCCCATTATTCCGTCTGGTCTCCCCGCCTTTTATCTGTGAACTTTTAGTAATGCCTTTTTCTACACGAGTTGCTAATGATTTAGCAGTTCGTTGACTGTGATCTAATTTAGAAAAAGCATCACGTTTTCCGCGACATGAATTGTGACTGTTTGAACAACAAATTTTTCCATTCCAAAACTTATAGTTGGCTTTGGTGCCGCAGCCATAATTACACAATTCGGATGTTTCTATCTTTTCTGCCTGGGGTTTTTTGTAGGACATAAAATTCTCCGCATAAATTATTTATGCACAGAGAGCATTTTTCTGTCCAAAGTTCTTTCATTAGTATCTACTTCCTGGTTGACCTGGCTCATTGCTGTTAGTGCAGGGCAAGTTATGATTTGTAGCATGGGGGCATCGCTTATTACCACATTCAGGGCAAACAATCATTCTTGATGTTACATAGGGAAAAATCTGTCCTGGCTCTATATAATCCTTAAGACAATTATAACAGTAACAGTTAGGTTTTTCAACTGTCTGTTTCTTCTTACCAAAAACAGCGTCCCAATTATTGCTGAAAGTATTATGGTCTACACTGAATGGTCTTGGTGCCGAACCTTTACCGCCGTTGTTCATTTTCTTGTCTGTGCCTCCGCTACTCGTTTACGCAGACTGCTGCTGCTAAAACTGTGATCACGCTTATTATACACAAGTTCAATGCCTCTGTCAATACAGATATCTCTACCAGTAAATGGTTTGTCTGCATATTCAACACCCAAAATTCTAACATCAATGGGCAGTGTCAGTAAAATGTCTTCCAAATCTTTTTCAGTTTGGTAAACAACAATTTCATCTACATATCTAGTAGCACTTAATTGAATTTGTCGTTCAACAATGCTTTGAACTGGCGGGTTCTTGCTGTCCGGTCTGTCAATGGTTGGATCGGTTTGCAGTCCTGCAATCAAATAGTCACAGTGATTTTTAGCCTCAGAAAGCATCGCGATATGCCCTGCATGTGGACCAAGGTCAAAGGTTGAAAAAGTAATACCGATTTTTTTTCCTTGTCGTTTTAATTCGTGAATTCGTTCGAATATCATCATATATGAATTTCCTTTAAAAAACATTCGTGTTTTCCACCTACAGTTAAATTAAGGGGGACATATTTAAATTCTTTATTTTCGATTAATAACTTTTGTTCTTTTTCAAAACATTTATATAAAGTATCATTATAAGTCCATACAATATGACCGTTATGATTTTTTATGAAATTATAAAATCGTTTTTTCATTGATATTGTAATGCCAATTTTAAAAAATATTGTACCGTTAGAATCCGTTAATTGAATAAAATATAATGTTCCTTGCTTATATTTTAATTCAGGTTTTTTTAAAAAAATAGATTCACAATATTTGCCTGGCCCGCCAGAAGCGGTGCATTTTTTACACCCTGACCCATTTTTATGTAGTTCGGGTTTTTGCCAAAATTCTCCGTGTTGCGGACAAAGCATTTTCATTTTTATGCTGTTTCGTTTATAAGTTGAAAAATCATAAGAATATTTTTCTTTATGGATTCGCTCAAATAATTGCTTAATGTCATTTATATCACACGACGCTTTATCTGCCTTACATTTCGGGCAACCGTGATTCATTAAATGGTCAGCCGGATTTTGCCAAAATTCTCTATGTTTCGGACAACTTATCGATACTTTTTCTTTCATACTTTTGTAAATGGTATTTTCATATGAATAAAATCCGTTATGTATCTCTATTGCTCTTTTTTTAAATTCTTCGGTTGTAAGTTTTTTACTCATAGTAGAACCTCTACTAGTATTTATCTCGTACAAGTAGAAAGTCAAAAGTAATTAAATATCATACAATTTTTCCAAGAGCTAGATAAATGAGTTCATCTAGTTCGCGTTGGTAATCTTGTCCTGTTCTGCGTTTGAGATAAATCGCTGTCAGCAAGTCTGTGCTTGCCGGAAATGCAACTTCTAGTCCTGTGCCACGACGCTCTAGCTCTTCAACAAGGTCATCGGTGTCAAATTTATCTAAGTCTACATCAACTGTGGTCCACACTTCTACTTCGGGCATTATACAATCTCCTCAATGATACCCAGGCCTTCTGCTAGTACAAACAGTGATCCTGCTACATAAAAATTCCCGTCAATTAAAAAAATTCCTGCAGCAATTCGCAGTAGGCTTTTTGCAAGGCTAACATAAAAATGTCCTCGACTGGTATCTCGGGGTTGAATATCAACTTGCATTTACAAACTCCTTTAAGTTCTTAATTGCTTGGGGATCTAAACAGACATCATATTTTACATGTTCTTCCATGGGATTTTTACTGTCTGCGTAAGTTGTTGTAATTCTAAAGTTCAACCACCCTTTATGGGTGGTTTCGTTAATGGGTTTTAATTCCATAAAAGTAGCGTGGCTACCGTTATCTGCTATTTGTTTTTTCATTTAATACTTTCCAAGTTTGTTGTTTGGCTAATTCTTCTTTGTGTGCTGCTTCGCCTGCGTATGTGGGCATTTGATTCAACATTTCATCTAAAGCAAATTGTATGTCTAATAGGTCTTTTTTAATTTCCCATGTAGTGAATCCATCGTTAAAAGGGTTATTAATCTCACCGGCCATTCTGCCAAGATGATTTAAAATTTGCGTTTTATCCCAACGAATTTGAAAACCCATGTTATGCTTTTTTTGTCAAAGTCCAGGTGCCGTCTTGATTATCTTGCCATATGATAACATCGCCAGGTTGCCACCCTGTAGACGCCATTAAGTCATCGGGAAAAGTCAGCATCATGTCTTCGGGACTGTCAGGGTCTGCATCAACAGTCAGTGTCCAAGATTTATTCTCCATAATATTCTCTTGACTTTCTTTCAGCATGAACTGCGGTGCTGATGTTGTCGTCAGCATTGGGTTCTTCATCACTGACCATCATGATAGCTGCTGCGTCAATTCTACGAACCGTAAACTGTTCGCCGTCAATTTCAACTTCGATGCCTCTAGTCCAGCGTCCGTGCTCTACTAAAATCCACTGTCCTGGTACTACATCTTCTTGTTTTGGTCCCACAGCATAAACTCGGCACCAACGAGGTCTAATGCCGTCTGTTTTGGCATCGTCGCCCATCAAAATAATTCCACTGCTGAGTGTGCGCTGTCCAAAATTCATGTCTGTGGCCAGCACATGGTCATTTAAAGGAATTAATTTTTTTACTTTGTTAGTGAATTTATAACCAATTTTTTGGTCAAAGGGATTTGGCATTGCCATATTAGTTTACCTCTTTCGAATTTTAGTTAAGTCTACAGGAGCACGATGTTGGTAGTGTTCCTGCATACGCTGATTGCGACCTTTTACCACAGTGCCATCTGGCGCAACAATATCGCCTCTTGCGTTGGCGTTCATGTTCCCGACTGCTTTTTGGTTTTCATGTTGCAATCTAAGCTGATCCATGTTTACAGTCTTACCTAGTGCTGTTCTATAAATGCCTTTTGCCATAATTTATCCTTGTGTGCTATTATTTAAGAAATTCTTCTATGTCTAATTGATAATATATGCTGTCAATTTTATGAACACCTATCAAGTATAGCACATAACTGGCCACACTAGACCCACGGCCCACACCCCAAACTATATTGTGTTCACGCATGGTGTCAACCAAATACTTCATAAATTTTAATAAATCAAACAAGTTACGATCTTGAAACATCAACAGTTCTTGGCCTGCTCGTTGCAGTTGTTCTTGATTTGTACACTGTGCCAATACCCATTCAGCAATGTCCATGGTTTTGTATTTGTCGGGCATGAACCATTTGCGTTGATGTGCTAGATCAAAGTCTTCGATACCGGCATAGTCTACGGGTTGGTATGTTTTAAGTTTTTCGAACTCTGCATGTAGATTTTTTACTGCTAGATTAAACTGTGTGGGGTCTTGTACTTGGAATTTAGTCAAATCTAGATTGGGATTTGTATATAACAAATCAAACAAATCATGCTCATCAACAATTAATTCGCCGTAGCTGTTGTAGTTCACTTGATATCGATTATTTTATCAAACTTGTCGTTTTTCTTAAGAATTTCTTCAAGTTGTTTTTGTTGTCTGCGATTGATCTCTTGTGTGTAGTCGTCCATGATCATTTGCAGTTGATGTAACAAAGAACCGTTGTTCATTCTGTAAGCAGCATTTAATTTGGTCATTAGCTCACTGTGTTTCTTTTGCAGGTCTGCGTCTGACATTTGACTTAAGTCAGGACTTAATGGGTGCATTATGCTTGATCCTTGTAGTCTACGCCTAACAGTTTTTCTAATAGTTCACGGGCTGCATAAATTCTGCCAGTGGCCATTAGTTGTAAAACTTTTGCCAATTGTTGATAAAGTTCTTCGCTCATGTGTTAGACTTTGACACTAGTATAGCGTCTATATTGGCAGAAATCAAACAGTTTGATTAACCGACTCTATACCAAGCATCTGTACTGTCATGATAAACCCATTCGCCACCAAAACTGGTGTTGGCAGTGGTAAATGCGCCGTTTACGGTTTGGCTACCGGAACCACTTTGTGTCAATGTTGTAACTGTGTTAGCAAAAGCAATTTTGATTGCTTGTCCATTCATTGGTGTTGCAGGCATAATAATAGTATGACTGCTTATAGTTCCCGCATTTGGACGCAAAATAGCAAAACCAATATTACTCCAAATTTGTGTTGACCCACCATTTGTAATGTTAGCATATTGAACACCGTAAGCTGAACCACCGCACATGTCAGTCATACCAGTCACAGTTAAATTACCAACGTTGGCATTGCCGCTAACTGTTAATGAAGTTTGTGTACCTAATAGCGTAATGTTAGATTGAACAGCAGTTAATATATTACCGTAAATTCCAGTATTGGCAATAAGATTATTAGCAGTTAAGTTGCCTGTATAGGTAGCACTGTTGCCGCTGCTGATTAAGGTATCAACAATGACATTGTTTGCATAGATGTTGCCTTGAACAGCACCGCCAACATTAGCTACTGTAATAGTTACGCCTGCTACTGCGGCATTGCTGACCACGGTTGTAAAGTTTACATTACCTTGGAATTCATTGCGATTTCTTGTTGATTCACTGATACTCCATGTAGTACCACCGTCGCTGGTAACAAGTTCAAATATATAATAACCGGTATTAGCAAATCTTGTTACTTGTCCAGATTGACGATCTAATGTGCTGATGTTTTGGCTTACACTAGCGGGCCATGTCACGGTATAAGCAGTGTTAGGGACTACAACACCTAGTCTTACACTAATTGTTTTATCAGTTACACTGCTGAAATTACTTAATGTAACTGTTAAACTTGCGCCTAAATTGACAATTTGAAAACTACCATTGTACCAATTATAAGTTAAAGTGCCAGAAGTTACTGTGCCATGATCGTAATCAACTTCCCTTAGTCCTGAAACTGCTGCATTTGCTAACAATGAGCCAGCTAAATTATTGTTCTGTCCTGCTATTACAGCATTGGCTTGTAAAGCGGAAATTTCAGCAGCAGCATACTGAAAATTGGTTTTGATATTTTGAAAGTTATCTCTAAAACCCTGGCTGCTGTTATCTTGTCCAGCTACAGGAAAAGTTGCGTCTATGTTGGTATAATTAATTGCACTGGTCATTTATGACAATACTCCAATTTGGGGATACTTGAGATATTTATCTCCTGTAGTAGGGGTGGTATAAGGATCTCTATCACTGTGACTATAGTTGACATTGCTTACAGTACTTAAACTGTTACTGTATAATTCCACATTAGTATTACTGTGAATATTAGCTACAGTTCCCAATCTTACATTGGTATTTACAACAATGGTATCACCTAAATGCAATTCTGTTGTAAACAAAGTAGTTGTGCCATCTGCGGTAAACGCAACTGCGGTTAAATTTGAGTTTACAGGGCTATCAATTGTAAGAATTGCATTGCTTCTTATACTGGTAATAGTACCTATACTATTACCACTGTAATAAAGTTGTTTGCCCACTGATAATTCTTGGTTAAAAGCTGTCCCAGTTCCTGTCACAGTAATACTGTTAATGTTGGCTGTAATTAATCCCGTACCGGTTATGTTCGTAACTATGCCTTGAATGTACTTACTGTTGGTGTTAGCAGAGATATTACCTGTGCCCGAAACAAAATTATTTACGATAAAGACATTAGTGTCGTAAGTGAAACTGTTAGCAGTTACATTACTGTTGGCATTTGCTGTAAGAATCAACGCCGTAGCATTACTTACTGTGCTGACAATACCTAATGTGACATTGTTTACAAAAATTGTTTTACCAGGATATAGTTCAGCAGTAAATGCTGTGCCTGCTCCAACAACTAAATTGCTAGCTGTATTGCTGGTAATCGTTCCAGTTCCTGTGGCATTATTTTTTTGAAAATTATCACTGAGCACACTGTCGTATTCATATCTGTCAATGGTAAAATCAATAAGACCAAAATCTTCAATGACTTCATTGACTCTATAGGCCACTTCTAAGGATTTATTTGGTTGTGTGTAACATATTACAAACGCTCTTGTAAAACCTAAAACAGAACCATCAGTTTGAGTGCTGGTCATCCAAGCAGGCAAAACACTGCGATTTTCATATCCAATATTATCGCCAATTCTTTGATACATATTAGGAAAACTATTTGGATAAACAGAAGTAATTCCTTCGTTGTTTGTGGGCCATGAAATAGATAAATTTGGGCCAAGGCCTTGGTCGTTTAATACACTGTCTATAAGTTCTAAATATACAACCTCATAGATTGTGTTAAAACTGCTGTCTTGTGCTCTTGCAGTTTTAACATTACCAAACTGTAAAGTTTTCCAGTAGTGGTTATAAGTCATTGCAGCAATATAATCTGCAATTTCTTTGGGATTTAAACCAGTTTGTAATAAAACTCTGCGTAAGGAATTTTTACCATACCACGGATCTCTCGGTCTGTACAAGTAACTAGTTGGAATTATATCACCGTTGTTTACAATATTATAAAATAGTTCTCGCTGACTTCTATTGGGCAATAGCTGGCAGTATAGATTTTCATAAGGCTGATCGTTTTGCACGAAAACACTTATTGTAAATTCTTTTTCTTCATAGATATAGTTGTCAGTGTCATAGACAGCTACAGTAAATGTATATGATTGATCCCATGTTGTTAGGCCGCTATCAAAAGTCACTGTTCCGCCGTCTAAACTAAAAACTTCAAAACTAACTCTACCAGTTATGGTACCATCTTTTTGTAATTCTAATCCAATTGGTAAACCGCCGGTGGTAATTAAACTATATTGTAAAAATCTGCCGCTGACTGTTGATGCTAAAACATATAAATCACTGATAGCACCATTGTCTATTGTGCCTAAATCAGACTCTGTAAGCCAATTTACAGTGTCGGAAATTTGTCCTAATATTTTTAAACTGAAATTTTTAGCAGCACTTACATAACTAGGATTACCAGTTTTATAAACTCTTATACTAAAACTATAAGTTTGACTGTTAAGCGTACCGTATGGCACTAAACCAGTTATCCATCCACTGGCAGTGTTTAAAGTTAATCCAGTAGGCAATGTGCCGCTGACCAATTGATAAGTTATTGCATCTGCATCATAGTCTTCGGCTTCAATTTGATAAGCAAATCTTGTATTTTGTCTAATAGATCCCAAGCTTCCTGCTTCTGTATAGATAACAGGAGTGTATAAAGTTGTTACATCTGCTGTAATGTAAGAACTGTCAACAGTTTGAATGTCGTTGTCTGCTGTTAAACTTTGTCTTGCTAAAACAAATAAGTTATATATTTGTGTATCAAAATTCACTCCATCGTCGACCTGCACAGTGAATTGAAAATTTCTACTGACATTTATACCAGAAAAATCAAATCCAAAAATATCAAAAGCACTGGCATCAAAACCTTGATCATCTGTAGTTTGACTGCTTTCAATTGGTCTTATATATCCACTGATCAACCCCGATGAAGTCAACGATAATCCATCAGGCAAAGATCCTGCTATTACACTAAACACAGGCGTCAGTAAAGTATTGGGTTCAACAGAGGTCAATTGAATACTAACATAATTGCCATCAAGGTAAGTTCCTAAATTTTGATTTGTTGGTTCAATTATAGGAGGAGTCAACCCTGCTACTGTAAGTGTAAAAGTTCTATCACTGACTTGATTCAAATAATTTTTACATCGTATTGTAAATGTGCTGGTAGTTACTTTATTGACAGCAGCAGGCACTCCCCGTATTTGTCCTAATACAGGTATTCCTAAAATTCTTCCGTCATCGTATAATTCTAGACCATCGGGTAAAGCACCCGACACTTTTGTAAATGTTACTGCAGCGCCGCCAGCTGGATTATAAGCATCCAAAGGAATTTCATAATATTCCAATTCTGGAATAATTCCTAAATCTCCTGCAGGGGTAATCCAAATAGGTGCTGTGCCGGCCATATTATGTGTTAGAAATTATTGCAACAACATTGTCCAGTGTTGTATCTGTGGCAACCATTTTAATTAGTGTTACTGTATTGCTTGTTATGGATATTGAGTTTGTACCTTTATTAGTTCGGTTACCATAAACAAAAATATCAGCATACTGCGTACTGCCACTGTTGTTAATAAAATAAAAGTCTCTTTGTGTACCTGTTTCAATAGTGCCCAGCAAGGATACATTAACATTTGCATTCATAAAGAAATTAACGCATTGTGTGTTTGCTGCATCCATACCAATATAGTAAGTTCCGCCAGCCGCTGAAAGAAAAGTGTGTTGTACAGCTCTGACGCCGGTTATAGTAGTAGTAGATAAATTAACGTTGCCTATAATTGCAACATTTGATGATACACTTGTTCCTATTGAATTAATATTTGGCTGGCTAGCAGTTGTTAAAGTACCAGTTAATGCTGAGCCTGTATTACCTATAGTTGCAGCACTAACAGTACCGGCAATAACTGCGGCACCTGTATTTCCTATTGTTGCAGCATTAACAGTCGAACCTGTAAGAGTTGACCCGCTGTTGCCTATAGTTGCAGCACTTAGGCTTGCTCCGGTGAATACTGTACCAGTATTACCAACTGTAGCAGCATTAATATTGTTAAATGTACTGGTTCCAGTACTGGTAATATTAGCAGTTAAATTGGCAACATCTGTATTAGGGAAGAATGATTCAATAAATTGAAAGTTTTCATTTACAATGGTAAAGGCATCCCTAATGGTATCCCCTGTACCGTCGTTAGGTGCTGATCCTACATTGATATTTGCTAGTAAAGGCATAGTCGTTTTAAACCCGTTTTACTTATTTAGCGGGTCTACGACTTTAATATGGCGCGAAACTGCTGCCGCAGCCGCAGGTTGTTTCTGCATTTGGGTTATTGATAGTAAAGCTGCTGCCCATGACATCTTCTTTGTAGTCAATGCTGGCACCATCCAAATACATCATGCTGGCACTGTCTACTAGTACAGTAACGCCGTTTTCTTCGATAGCAAAATCGTCGTCATTTTGATCTTCATCAAAAGTAAACCCATACTGCATGCCTGAACAGCCGCCACCTTGTACAAAAGTGCGTAGTTTAAGATTGGGATTGTTTTCTTCTGCCAGTAAATCACGGATTTTAGCAACAGCATTTTCTGTTAAAATTAACATATTATTTTCCTGCGTAGATTCTTATATTAACACGGTCCCAATTGATCAATTGCCATATGCGATCTAAGTATCGTTTTTTGTCAGCACCATAGTCTAAACTCCAAGAGTGTTCCCACCAGTCAATCAACAGTGCAATATCGTTTTTAATTTGGTGGTTTTTTATGGTTTTGATTTCACCTGTGCGGCTCATGTAAACCCAACCTGAACCCTGAATCTTCATGGCTTCCGCAGCAAATTTTTCTTTAAATTCTTTGAATGTACCGTATTTTTTATTGATAAGATTTAAGCTAGCACCCCGGGGTTGATTACTGGGTTTAGGGTGTTGAAACTGACTGAACAAGATATTGTGTAAAAATGCGCCGGCTTCATTAAAAGTGGGATCACCTTCGCCTTTGTTGAAACGGTCAACATAGCCCTGTGCTAATTTACCATAGTGGTAGTCAATGGTCTTTTTACTCATTACAGGCTCTAATGCACTGCGACCATAAGGCAACTTATTAAGTTCTAGATGTTTGCCTTTGCTTTCAACTAAATCTATAAAATATTGTATATCTTGCGTCATGCAAGTATTTATTGCCTATACATGATGCGCCCTTTAGTAAGATCATAGGGGCTCATTTCTAATGTTACACGATCTCCAGCAATAATTTTGATATCGTGTTTTCGCATTTTTCCACCAACATACGCTGTAACTAAATGTTCGGTGCTGTCTAACTGTACTCTAAACATGGCATTTCCTAGAACTTCTATTACTTTGCCCTGCATTTTCATCGCTTCTTCTTTAGCCAATTTGGTCAAACTCTCCTTAAACTGTTATTTAACCACGCCGCATCCTTGCTTGCTCTTTTGCTTCTTCGTCACTGAAAATAGGCACTGCATTGCTTTTATGCAGAGTGCCAATACCAATCATTTTGTCACCGGTATATTGTTGACGAGGCCTGCTGGAAACTGCACCCAAATGGTTATCAGGTACACTGCGACCAACACGAACAGTTTCTCGTCCCGGAGGCGCTGACAGTTTGTAAGCGGTATGTAGAGGTTCAAAAATCTTAGCCACCGGTTTCTCCTTGTTAGGCACGCCATGTCGTTGTTTAAGAGATTCCCAGTCCTCAGCCAGTTTCCTAGCTCGTTGCGCTTCTTCAGCGGAGCGAAACTTTTGCTTGCCTTTTTTCTTACCACCAAGGCTAAGACTGGGATGATGCAAGTGCATTGACATAGGGCACCTATATTTGTTGCAAGGTTTTAATTATAGCACCATTGAGAATTTTGCACAAGTAATACCAAAGTATTAGCCTCGCTCCGGGAAATAATCTTTCATTGTGCCTTCTCTGTGCAGGTCACTGGTAATGCAGTGTAGGCCACCATCCCAAAAATACCTGTGCCGAAAGTTAACAACATGCGGTGTTATGCCATAACGATCAAATGCTGCAAATACTGTTTCGTTATAATTATTGCAGACTACATTCTTTTCATCAATTACCAACATGTTAACATCAAACACAGTTTCTTCTACAAAACCTACCCAATGATTTAACCAAGATTCTACAAAGGAAGTAAAATCATCATTTAGTTCTTCTCCAGGAACCCACCATTTGCCTTTATTTTTTCGTTTTAAATCCATAAAAGACCTAATCTGATTCCAACTTTGTCCGGGCAAGTAAATTACTTCCCAGTCGGGAAATGTAGTTTTGTATGTAGGTATATCTCGTAAACTTACAATTAGTCCAGGAACCACAGGACAAAATGTTCCGTCACTGTGACCGCCGGTATTAATAATATGACATCTATAATTTGGAAATAACTTAGTATTTCTTTTTTTCAGTTCTTCTAAATTAGCATTATAATATTCAGTACCGAAATAAAGATCCTTGCCAATCCTTGTTGTCATTGCAGCACTTACATTATTAACAGTATCTATTAGATTAAATTTATCTTTAAGATTTTCTAAACAATTGCTGTAAAATCCATTATGATTTGTTCTAGTGCTATTAACTTCTGTTAAAATTTCTTTTTTAATACTGTCTGGTAAGGTGGAGTCTATTATTTCTTTTTTAGTTTTAGGAATTGTATTTGGCCAATCTGATCCTTTTATATCCTCGTATAAGTGATTCATAAAATACAAGTCGTTGCCTATTACTGCACTGTAATCTCGAGGGGTCATTGGTGGAGGAATTATTTTATCCAATACCAAGCAATCTTCGTAGTTTACAGGAACTTGGGGTCGTAGTATTTGAACATTAAATGATTTCAATAATCTAATTAATTTTTGATAATCTTCTTCTGTTTCTTGTGCTATGCGTTCCATAACATTACGAACTCTGCTATTTGTAATAAAACTGTAGAATTCAGGAGCATAGCTTTTGCCAACCATACAGACTTTTAATGGATCCCAATGTTGATAAACAGAATATTTCATAATGATCCTAATATCTCAAACCCTTGTAAATTATACATGTAGGGTTCAATTGATTCAAAATACATGTATTGATAACCTCTATTTCTATATATTGCACATTCATTTTGTAAACTACGAATTCCCATTCTTAACTGGGGATTTCTATAGTTCCATGCATGATGATCTGCTACTATATTTTTATCGTCCCAAATCCTATACATGCTCCATGCTATTAGTTGGTCTTGCTCAAAGTAACCAAATGTTTCGGTATTAGGAATGGCAAATCTACCAGCTATCATTGGTATAACACTTTTAAATTTTTTATATAAACAGTATTCTGCATAAACCCGATTAATTTCTTTTATTGCAACTGGGTTTAGTAAATGAGCGTTTAATGTTATATTATAAGTGGTTTTGTCTAAGTCTATACGACCGAATTCCATAAAATTATTTTTGTCTCCAGGAAACTACATTATCTACAGCTGATTGATCCCAATGATTATAATAACCTTTTTCTTTTAGCTGTTTGCTAGCATCATTAAGTTTACTTAGCCGTTGCATTAACAGTAGGCCACATTTTCCAAAATTCATAGATACACCATTTACCAATTCCGGTATATCGGGGTGATCTTCTAATATAACATAATCATCCTGCATTAACAGTGTATTTTTATTTTTTATCAAATCTTGAAGATAAATTGCATCAATATTTTTATGATCAAAACAAATAGCCACTACATCGTTGCTATCTAACACAATTTTGCCGTAAGCAATACTATCGGAGAAATCCTTGCTGTAGTCAAACAGTATTTTAAATCTGTTGTCTAGTCTTGCTTTTCTTGCGTAAGGACAAGGAGGCCAATCACCCAATAGGCTGTTTGGTCGTTCAACAAAATTTATCATCCATTCTAGTAGACTACTGCGAATGTTGTCCTCATCCATTTTACTGTGCTTTATATTTTGTAAACTGCCAGTCTGGCGCTTTGATGTATTCGTTATTAGTAAACAAAAACAAATGATTTGGAAAACGATTTTTGACATGATTGATCAATTCCTGGTCAGTTTTCCCTTGTCCCAAGAACTCTCCGTCGTCGTTGTCGTACCAGTAATAGATTTCACCGTGTTTTTCCACACTTACACGATGTACAATTTCGCCAACTTTTTCGTAAAAGTCTTTTAGTCTTTCCTGTTCTTGTGGTTTTTCGACAGCAAAATATTTAAACACAGCAACACACAAACTGAAAATAAAAATCCACCATACCATGTTGAGAAAAAACATGACGAATTCTACCAAAAGATCACTGTTCATTTATTAAGTCCAAAGGCTTTCGCGAATTTTAATTAAACGAATCATCATTTGCTCGTCTTCTTTCATATACTGCTGTTCGATTTTGTGGCTGAGTTTCAGCGCTCTACGGCCCAATGCTTCAGTTTCTTTGTTGTTAGATTGAACACCAATCCAGCGTAGGCCTTCACCTTTTTCTTCTCGCATGCGATTACAGTATTCTGTCCAACCACTGGCATCGTGGGGATCTGGCCGATTTGGGTAAACTTCTGTCCACCACTTGTACAGTTCCAAAATTTCTTTAGCAGCTTTAGCTTGGTGAGTGGGTTTACCGATATTGGCACTGCCAGGTTCGCACTCGTCTTCTTTCCAAACTAATTCACTTTGCCATTTAAGATTATCTAAGCCGGCTTGTGGGCAACGCCAAACACGAAGATTCCACCAACCAAAACGCCACCACGGAGCATTGTATTTTTCTCGTTGCTCTTTGTCTTCCCATGCCAAATGCCACCACGCTAGTTCTACCTCAACATAATTAACAAGTTCATTGAATAAGCAAGGAAGAAAACGATTGCCCACATCACGCCACTCGCCACGAGGAATATCCCTAGGGTTAGAGGTAAGAGCATGAGTCCTAGTAATCCAACGATTATTGATGTAATATTTGACAGCATAGATTTTATCAGGAATATACAGTAAAACATCTTGAATGCGATCAAGACCTTCTTCGGCAATCCACCAGCGAACAGGGTGGGCTGCACGGGCTTTAGTTTCCCATTCTTGCCATTGTTCGCCAGTACCCATTTTAAGTTTGTGGGTACCACGAATCCAGTCGGCAAAAGGTGTGCAACTCCAATAATTTCTCATTCTTTCTTTCCGCCAAACAGTTGAAGTAGGCTTAAAAACAAGTTAATAAAATCTAGGTACAGTGTTAGCGCACCTATTACCTCTTCGCGACCAGTTTCAGTATCACGGCTTACCAGTTCTCTGATGGTCTGTGTGTCGTAGGCAGTCAGTCCCAAAAAGATAATAGCCAATGCTGAGATCACCATCTGCATTACCGTGCTGCCAATAAAGATATTGACAATGCTGGCAAGACAAATTGCAATCAAACCCACAAACAAGAACTGTCCGATACTAGTTAGATCTCGTTTGGTAAAGTAGCCATAAAAACTCATAGTACCAAACAAAATTGCTCCGCCCATGAACGCTGACACAATTGATCCCATGGTGTAGACAGCAAAGATAGTGCTAAAGCTCAAGCCCATCAGTGCAGCGAATCCATGTAAAAACACTTGTAGTCCCTGTGTGCTGAATCGCTCTGCAGCAAAGCTAAATGCTAGAATTGCCGCAAGGGGAGAAAAAATCACAATCCATTTCATAGCACCAGTAAAGAAAAACTCAAGTAATTCTGGTGTAGTACCAACAAAATAACTGATGATCATGCTGGTGGCGACAGCTAGACTCATGTGTTTGTAAACACGAGCCATTGCTTGATTGATTTGACTTGCTGAACGATAAATTGCTAATTCCATTTTTACTCCTTAATAAGATTCTGGAACATAACCATTGCCTAGACCTTTTTCAGTATAGGGCTTTAAATTAGGCGGTTGCCAACCTTCGGGCTTCAATACTTTGCCATCTTCACGCTTGCGAACTTTGCCAGTAACTGGATCAATCTTAGCAAAGTTTGTACGCATTACTTCTTGCCAAGCACCTTCAGCATCAGCACCCATGGAGTGAATAGCACCAATAGTCACAACCAGGATATCAATCAGTGCATCTAAGGCTTCTACATCGTCGTTAGCTGCCTGAAGTTCTTCAAATTCTTCACGAATGAGATTGCAATACATTTCATATTGATCCAACGAGCCAGGCACACCTTGGTCACAGGCTCGCATAAATGTTTCTTGATCCTTAAACGGGTTAGTTGTCATCTCGAATTACTCTCCATCCTAGTTTGTTTAAATCTTGTTCAATTTCTTCAGTCACTGTACACTCCGGTACATAGCTTGTACGCTTTTGCCAATCTTCATCAGATTCGTTGCCTTCGTAGTCTTGATTAAGCCCGCCCATTCCCGAACAGTACCAATCAATGTAATCGCCTTGTTGTCGCATGTCGGCAATAATGCCACCTGCACTGCGCCAACTGCATGACCAGTATTCGTCTTTGAGAATTGGCCAAACATCTAGTCGCTGAAAACTGTTGTTGCACATGGCAGCATATAAATTTTGACTGTAAGTCTCGCTGGCACGAACTTTGGCAAGAATCCAATCTGTAGTGCAGAGATCATAACTCATGTTATTTTTTTGCCAGTCTGGATTAGCTTCTAACTCCATGTCTTGTTCATTCCAAGTTTTGTATAGTTCTAACATTTGTTTTGCTGAATCTACACTTTCCTGCGATTCTGCCGCAGCTATTTTTCGTTCATAGCTGCGCTTTTGGAAACTGTGTCGATCAGGACTACGGCTCATCTTGCTCATAATGTATTATAACAGTATTAGGAATTTTGTGCTATCAGCTGTCTTGCCAAATTGTCACGATGTTTTTTGGTGGGTTCCCCTAAAATAACAATAGCTTGCATTTGGCCTGCTTTTTCAACCATTAAAATTATGCATCTACCTGCTCGGCTAGTATAACCAGTTTTGGTTAGTACTATATTATCGAATTCTGACAGTAAGTTTTTACTGGTACTGGTATACGCAGGCCGTTCTTTATATCCGTATTTAGTTTTTACTACGGTGTAGATTTCAGGTTGATTAGCTACGGCCCTAATAAAGTTATAACGATAAGCATGAACTAATAAGTCTACTAATTCGTTAGCTGTACTGAGATTAAACACGCCTAATCCACTAGGGTCAATGAATTTAGTATGTTCCAAATTTAGTTGTCTTGCCTTACCATTCATTGCAGCAATAAAAGCAGATCTGCCGCCAGGATAACTTTTAGCTAATGCTTCAGCTGCCGAGTTGTCACTGCGTACCAACAAGCTTGTTAATAAAACATTTACCTGTTCCGTTTTCTGTTTGTTAATTTTAATTTTTTGATCTAAGTTATAATAGTCCAATGCTACAACAGCAGTCATTAGTTTAGTAATGCTGGCAATAGGTCTGACTTCGTTGGCATTGGCTTGTTCAACCACTGTGTCTGTGGTAAGATTATATACCAACACACTAGGCGGCTGTGCAGCCTGTGATGTAGAAAAAATAAACAGTGATAATATCGTTACAAGAATTTTTCGCATCAATTATTTACTTTGACCGGCTTTTCTCTTGCTCAAGATCAAGGTTTTTCAACAGTTTTATGTCTTTGTGTGCTACTATAATTGTTGTATAGTACAGGCCGTTATACAGTAAAGGCAAGTCTAAAATTACTGCGATTACTGGTCCTTCTGTAGTTGATCTAATAATATCTACGCCAACTTTTCCCACAAAAGGAATTTTATTCCAGTGTCCAAATACACGATCTCCGAGAAAATATTTGGGCATGTAGGCCTTGCGTTCAAAGTAGTCTGTTAAACTAGCCATTTAGATACTCCGAATACTTTAATCTAAAAATTGTTTCAAGATGATCATCATGAAAATCCAAATAACAAACTTCTACCAAGTTATGTTTATTACGCCATTCTTGATGAAGTCTAAATGAAAAACCCAGTTCTCTTATCATTACATATCGAATCAAAAAAAGACTGGGCTGGGCATATTCTTCTTTGAGACGATATTTTAACTTAGCCCAATTGTCTGCGCTGATTTTTATGCTAGAGGCCATTTAGTGTGCCCATTTTAGTGCAAATAAAGTAGCTTGTATTTCGTCTTTGAATGTGAACTGCCATTGCTGGCCCGGAAATGGACTGGTTACGCTAAATGAGTCAGAACCAAATTCATTGCTTGCCCACATTATTGCACTAAAAGTGCTGGTTTTTGTACCGTCAACTGTAATTGTAGTCATAGTGTATTATAACACAAAATTGAATTTTAGCCTAGCTCACTCCATCGCAACATAAACCATTGTGCGTGATATAGTCGTTTAAATGTGAATTTCCAAAATGCCACGCCCGATCCACCTGGGCCTGTACTGTAAACTTCTCCCCAACCGGCACCGAACTGTTCATAACACCAATTCTTAGCTTTATGCGCCCGATCTGCGTGTCCAGTCCACGATACTTGGTAATCACCCGAGACGCAATCCAGCTTCATGTTAATCTTTGAGAATGTTCCATGTCTTCATTTTTTCATTGATTTCTTTTTCCAAAGCTCTATATCTATCACCTAACTCTTTGAGTTCAGCCCATTCAGCTTCCAATTTGGGATTTGGTTCAAGTATGGCCAAACGCTGTTCTACTGTTTGCATCCAAGTTTTTAAACTTTTACCATTTATGTTAATGTCGGCTTCTTGGCCCTGTAATACCATTTTTCCGCTTTGGTTTAAAATATAAGGTGTGCCTGTGCCTGTGCCTGTTATTGTATGCGGTGTAGTAGCTGTCCAAATAGCATTAGTACCTGTGCCACTGGCAAGAACTCCAGTGGTGCCATTAAATCCTGCTGTGGTACTGGAATCAATACTGTAAGTATAACTTGGAGTAGCAGCACCATATGCTGTACCCCTTGAACCCTTAATTGCAGCATTAGCTGGTGGTTTCATAATTTCCCATAAGTAATCATCATCTTCCATCTACTTCTCTCCAAGTGTAATCACCCAACCACTGTATGCGTTTAAGATATTCATAGTGTTGAGGTGGTGCTGTGGCCCAATCTTCAGGGCCCATTATGGCCAGTCTAGTTATGTTTTTAGCACTGTCCCATATTAACCAATAGTACTGCCCGGGATACAATTTAAAGTCGTATACTGCTGCATGTACTGCATCTGTTAGATCTAATCTCTGTTTAATTTCTGCAGCCTGTTGTTGCAGTACTGTGACCAAGGCCATTATCCTGTCATACTCCTGACGAGCATGCATTCTGGCAGCATTGACCATTAGGTCTTTTTGCTCTGTAACTGGTACTAGGTCAAAACTAGGTGCCGACGACTCAGTGCCATAGGGTGTAACATTGCGATTGAAAAAATGCACAAGGTCACCTTTGACATTAGCGTCAAAACTAGTTCTTCCTTTTGCTGTATTAGATTGTTCGGTCATAAAAAAAGCCTATACAAGTATAGGCTCTTTTGTAGAGTTTGTCAACAGTTTAGAAACTAAAACCAAGTCCTAGACCAACTGCGTTTTCTTTGATGTCTTGATAGCTTTTGCTGAGATTCAAATTAACGCTGACATTCTTAGCAACTGGAACGCTGTAAGTAGCAAAACCAACGGTTTGCTTGGTACGATTAGTTTCGGTTGAACCAACGCGAGTCTTTACACCAGCCATGGCAAAACCTGGACCAACGGGCATACCAGCAGTAGCGCCTACTAGGCCATAGTTGTAAGCATTGGTACCGTTGTCACGGCCAACACCAACAAATGGGGTAACCAAACCCAAGCTCTTACCACCAGTAACTTCCAGGCTGCTAAGAACACCACCACCGTTCAAACGGGCAGTGCGACTTTGAACGCCCAGTTGAATACCACTGACTTCAGTTCCTGCACGAACATATTGGGCAACACTGTTAGTACCGCCGGCACTTGCACTGACATGGTCAACATCAACGCTGACATAGTTAGCTGCAAAAGCAGAGCTGCCAACTGTAAGGGCTAGAATAGCTAGAATTTTCTTCATTGTTTTTCCTTAAAAAAGTTATTTATTAGTAATTTTACTGATATAAAAATATCAGTTATCTTGGTCCGGCGTGCAGGAATCGAACCCACATTCATCGGGTAGAAGCCGATTGTATTATCCATTATACTAACGCCAGATAATCTATTATAACACAAAGCCTACCGTTGGGTCAAAGAATTTTGGTTATTTGTGTGTATGTCCATGCTAAATATTTATATGTTTAAACCAACTACCTTGTATATTAAAACACATAATCTTACTAAGTTAAAATATTTTGGTAAAACCACCAGAGATCCATACGTCTATAAAGGTTCCGGAACAGTTTGGTTACGCCATTTAAAAAAATACGGTGAAGACATTTCAACAGAAATTCTTGGATTTTTTACTGATGAGGACTTATGTAAAAAGGCCGCCGTCGAATTTAGTATAAAAAATAATATAGTAGAATCTAAAGAATGGGCCAATTTAAAACCAGAGACTGGAAATGACGGTGGAGATACTTCGGCAACTGAAGGGTTTAAGAAATGGCTTCCAAAATTGTCAGAATACGGCAAGACTTGTAGATGGTGGAATAATGGAACAAAACAAACTTTTAGGCCTGAACCACCGGATGCATCATTTGTGTTAGGAAGACTAAAATTTAATAACATTGGTGCAATATTAGGAGCAAAAATACAAAAAGAAAAAATTTGGGTCAACAACGGTACAAAAGAAATAATGGTTTTACCGACAAATATCCCAGAAAATTTTCAATTTGGTAGACTAACTTCTAAAGCATTTGCGGGTGGCAAAGGTAGACATTCTGCAAAAGGATCCCATTGGTGGAACAATGGGAGTCAAAACAAAATGGCAGTTAATAGCCCTGGCTTAGATTGGGTTAAAGGCAGATTAGTTAAACCCACTCAGATTCACTAAACTTTACTTTTCCGTTAACTACAGAGTATCCTTGCACCTTAAATGATTTTGCCCGTTCTTCGTAGCCGACATAGCCTCTTGGATTACACATAATCCAAGTATTACCGATTTGATATTTAAATATATCATGTGTATGTCCGTGATGCCAGGCGATAATGTTTGGATGACGCTCAATCAAGTCTTCCAAACTACTGCTGTAACCACCGTTCATATGATAGTCATCTTGATACTTTGGTTTAGTGCTGAGTCTGCTGGGACTGTGATGCGTTACCACAACCACGGGCCTGTCTGCAAATTTATCAGCAATGTCACTGATGTACTGACGAGCCGCCATGTGATCTGCTTTGGTTTGTTCAGGAGTTAACTTGTAATACAAGTTTTTTTCCTTGTAGAAGTTTTGAATTACACGATAATCATTCATGCTGGATTTTAAGGTCCAAGCAGTAATTGGATCATTTTTATTCAAATCAGTCCACAGTGTGGCACCTACTACAACGACATTGTCAATTTCGGTATATGACTTTTCCAACAGCTCAATGTTCTTAGGCAGCACACTTGCGAGATAGTCACGGGTCTTATCAAACCTACCACCATAGTGCTCGTGATTGCCCATAACATAAACAACACGATCATACTTGCTGCATTCTTCGTGAAAGAAACGAGTATAACGATCCGACCGTTTGAAATTGCCGTTGGCAGGCCCGCCGGGATTCATGATGTTGTTAACATCATATTCGGCTTTAACATGTTTGGCTTCACAGACATCGCCCGAGAGAATTAAAACTTCTCCGCCAGGTAGTTCAAGGTCTGCAAACTCTAAGTGTAGGTCGCTGATAACAGAAAATTTCATTGGTCTTACTCAATTTGAATCTATGCCAATATTATAGCAGAATTGAGATATAGTTGCAACTGGTTATATTATATTTATAAATGAAAAAAGGCACCAAAGTGCCTTTGCAATTAATACCTAGGTATTATAGACCCAGGGCCAAAGCACGATAGCCAGCAGCTACAACTTCGCGGCTAGGAGTTCCCAAACGGTACTCGGTAACACGAACACCGTTGCCTGCTTTGCGCTGGTTAGCGTATACAGCAAAGCCAGCATGACGAATGCGGCTGACTTCTGCGCTGGGGTTGCCAATGCTGAAACGCTTGGCGATTTGGCTAGCCGTCATTGCTTCGCCGTTTTGCAAAGCATTAAGAAGTTTTTGAGTTTTAGATTCTTGTGAAAACATAATTTAAGTTCCTTTTAAAAGTTACTGCTTGTTATTAGCAGTTAAGATCTATTGTATTGTAAAAGTTCATTAAGGTCAATACAGTTTGATTAAAAAGCCACAAGCCGTTCAACCGAAGTGACATTCATTACTCGAAAACTACGCCATTCGTTTTTATCCAGCACCCAAACAGACAGTGTTTCAGGTTTAGGTGCTTTTGGTTTTTTGTTTTCTACCACAGGCTGTGGTGGCAGTGCATCTGCTCTCAGTGTGCAGGGCATGGTGCGTTCAGTGCCGTCTACTTTGGTAAAAGTAATGTTAAGGTCTTGTTTCAGTGCGTCACGCAACCAAGCATTGCGTTGATCTACGGTATATTCGGTCCAGTTATCGGGTAACATACATTTTCCTTAAAAGTTTTTTGATAGTTTCAAATTCAACATAAATGACTGTAATGAAGACTGCTGTTAAAATTAGCTTTAGCTGATCGTAAACATCCATTACAAATACCTTACATTAAATTTGACAGTGGGGTAATATTGTTTGAAGTCTTTGATCCTTGTACACAAGTAAATGGTATCTTCAACTTCATAAATCTTTGCCAGTTCAGGAGTTTTCAATGTCAAATTAATACAGGTATTTCTAGTCATTGGTCCCATGGCATAACGCAACTGCATGCTGCTGTAGTCAGCCGCTACCAAATAAAACACTAGTAGGTACTCGGCCATAGTGTATTACCCTAGGTTTATAACAATGGCTACAATAGCATACAATGCAATAATGGCTAGCCACACATAATTTTTTAACTTATAATCAGTCATGGCGTTTAGTTCCAAATTCCGCAAGCATAATAGCAGCAACTTTACCATACCATTGCCTTGCTGATGCTTCGTCATCGTATTCAGGACTGAGTTCCACATTGTGGTCTTGGCTGTCTACCCAAATATAAACTTCGTCAAAGTCATCGTAGATTAAAGTCATCATTTAACTCCAAAGTGTTGTTTGATGATTCGTGCAGCCGATTCAGCATCCATTGGGAAAGGTTCTTGTCGCCATTTTAGCAGTTCATTAGCACATTCTGCCACAATCAACTCGGCGAACTTTTCTGCAAAGTATCGAGGTTGTTCGTCAAAGTTAGCACCCAGGTCTATTTGTTCCCAAGCATAGGCTGCAGCCTGTTCAGCAAGTTTTTCAATTCGTTCGTTCATTCTTTAACTCCGAAATGTTCTTTCATTTCCATAGCCACTTCAACCATGCCATCATTCTCCAACTTATGGCAACATTCTTTCACAACCTTCTTGACCAATTCTTCCAAGTTCTCTCTTGCTCCGGAGGAGTCGATGAACCCTCCGTTGTAATACTCGGTCATGACCTCTTCGATCATTTCTTTTGTGTTCATCTCATTCTCCTCGGATCATAACAATGGTCTTGCCAGCCATAGCAGGATACTTGGCGCGGTCTTCTTCGCTAGTGTAGTCAATAACATAGCAATCAGAGATATCCACAGGCTTCATAGCCATCCAAGTGTCGTAGCCCTTGCTCTCCTCGACACCACACTCGACTTCTGCGTCCTGGGGGAGTGTCTTCATCCATTCGATCATTTGTGCTACAGTTGTCATCGTCTGCCCCTTATTTCTTACTATGTGTATATTATAGCAAAAACAGGAATTATTGTCAAACCAAAAAAAAGTAGTACTTGAGTATTACTTTTTAAGAATATCCCAAGCAAGGCCATGCCAGGGTTTGAAGCTAATGATAGAGCCCATCCAAGTTTTGTGATTGGTTACAATTTCCCACCACTCCATTTCAGTGTCACGGTATACAATGCGAACATTTTTGCCGTAAAGTCTTTGAAAGTATTCGAGCACATTTTCGGCATCATTGGTAACTGTCATTATAGCATCGCCATTAGCGTCACAGTCATCCTCAATGAAAACAATATTGTGTTCTACATTGCGATCAACTATATCAAATTTTGATCTCATTCTTCAACTCCGAAATGTTTCTTGTATGTTTTAGGGAACCACTTTTCAAGAATATAAAAGTAAAGTTGAGCAATGTAGTAGAATGGTAGCAACCATATCCAACTATAACCAAACTTTGGGTCTTTCATTCTTCAACTCCGAAATGCTTTTTCAAAACTTCACTTGCTTCGTACTCCAGGAATTCAATGTAATCCAAACATCCTACTTCGTCTTCCACCGTGAACCCTTTTACTAAATCCATACATTCCCGAACAATCAACTCAGCAAACTTTTCTTTGTTGAATTCATAGTACCTTGTTGTACCATTTTCATCTGACCATCCTTCCACAACAGTAGTGGCCTGTTTCTCAAATTCTTTAATTCGTTCGTTCATTCTTCAACTCCGAAATGTTTTTCAATCAAATCCATATCTTCGTTATGATTACATTGTAAGGAACATTCTAATACAACTAATCTAGTGTACTCAATCAAGAACACAGGGTCGTAGTAATGAAAGTTAGGACCTTGATCTTTAGCCGCTTCAGCAATTTCCCACATACGGTCGTTCATTCTTCAACTCCGAAATGTTTCGTAAATCTTTCTTGCCAATCTCGCAACCATTCAATGCGTTCAGTTGGTCGCTCACTGGGATCAAAACAATGATAGGCATCATCTTCGGCTTGTTCCATTAAGCCACACATTTCCCGAACAATCAACTCGGCGAACTTTAGCCTAAATGATCCGTCAAATACTCTTTTACTAATGGCCATTTCCGCCGGGCCCGGAACTTTAGCAAGTTCTTCCCAAGCATAAAATTCAGCCTGTTTAGCAAGTTCTTTAATTCGTTCGTTCATTCTTCCCACTCCTGTGCCATAGCGTCTGTCATAATCACTGTATCCACTTTGTGGAAACAATCATCGTCTGTGTAATCTTCGCTTTGTGCTTTAATAAAATCAATGCGAGCCTGACGCTTTTGTTCGGAATCAAACACTTCACATGGGGTGTAGAATGTATTCCATTCTTCACGACTACCGTAATCTGTATCGTAATAAAGTAGATAGACTTTCATTCTTCAACTCCGAAATATTGTTCAATCATTTTAATGTTATCAATACACTTTTCTGCACAAACTTCGGCTTCATCACTATCATGCATATTGTCACATTCACTTGAATATGAGTAAAGTCTTTCTGATTCGGCAAATAGTAATTGAGCACACTCCTGCACAATCAACTCGGCGAACTTTGCTAAGAAAGCATCCAGTGGTTTATGATTCAGGTCAAACTCATTGCCGGTCTGGGCGTGGGCCTTCATTGCAATACCAATCCATCGTTCGTTCATTTCTTCATACTCCAAAACATTTCCCACCAACTGGTTGGTTTTGTCTCCACCTTTTCTTCCCACCATAACGCTTTCTCACCACAGCCAGTTTCATCTTTTCTATTTAAACTGGCATAATGGAGTTTAGCACTTCCATCAGACAAATCAATACCGTTCTTTGGGTTCCCACACCAAACTATTCCATTAGGGTAATACCTAACATGATGTTTACAGGAAGTGCAGTAAATCATTCTTCAACTCCAAATTGTTGTTTTACATATCTATCAACCTGCTTGGTGATATCTTCATCACTAGTGGTATCTAGGTAATTTCTGTAAAAGTCTACAATACAATTCCGAACAATCAACTCGGCGAACTTTTCCAAGTCTAAATCTGCTTTAGAAATATAAAGCATATCACCATGAATAATCTTTACTTCCGCACCAGCCTGATTAGCCAGTTCTCGAATTCGTTCATTCATTCTTCAACTCCAAAATGTTTTTCAACATGTTCGGCAATAAAATCAATATCGTTCTTGATACAGAAGCGAATCCTGTCAGTACATTCCCCTACAATCAGCTCAGCGAACTTTTTAATCATATTGTTGTCATTGATGCCTTCATACGGCGCAACATGAAACCCAGCCTGATTAGCCAGTTCTCGAATTCGTTCATTCATTCTTCAACTCCAAAATGTTGTTCAATAAATTCTGCAGCTCGCAGCTGGCCAGCATACAGTTCATCATTCATGCCACGGTAGTAACATTGATCAAGGCATTCCTTGACAATCAACTTGGCGAATTTTTCTAACTCAGGATAAGCAGTATTTTCAAACATACCGTTCCCATATTCACTGGCATGTTCATCAAATATTTTAACTAAACCAGCCTGTTCAGCAAGTTCTTGAATTCGTTTGTTCATACATTACCTAATCCTATACGGCTGTAACCTAAATTACTGGCAATCTCTTTACGATCCTCCAGTAACTCCAGAGCACGTTGTTCTTCGGCATCAATATGTTTCAATGCGTCCTTGAGAGTCCTGCCAGTGGTGCCTACATACTGGACCCCGTCCTGCCAATATGCGTACTGCTCAATGCCTTCACGGATACCATTGTAGTATGCTTTATTCAAAAGTTTCTTATTCATTGGAACTTTTATCCTTTTGTAAAATTACAAAAATTTTGGTTACAACCCAACACATGGCAATAAAGGCCACAGTTGCACAGACCATTCGCAGGTCTTCACTGTTAATTTTAAAGGCCAGTTCTGTTATGGTATTCATCGCAATATCCTTTACAGTATTATATCTGTTCTGCAATTAAAAGTCAATGTTAGGACTTTAATGCTGCCAGTGTTTGTTCTTTGGCTCTATGTTCCAAATCAGCTTCTTCAGCGTCCGAAATAAACTTGGTGATTTGATCAATGTAGCTGTCCAATGCGGCTTTGCCTTCTTCAGTCCAATGGCAGTACTGCATACCCACAGAGCTTTTATAAAAGTAGCGTCGGTTCTTCATAAGCTCGCTGATGCCACCATACATTAATTCTTTGATTGCTTGTTTTTCCATATTAAATTTTCTCGCCAATTTCAAACCCGCGGAATCTGAGGAAACGCGGAAAACGAAGGCTATAACTGCCATCTTGATTTTGTGTAACAGCATCTGCTCTAACCTCAATTATTTGACCAATGAGATCACTGCGATTGCTCCAAAACTCAATTCGATCACTATCGCTAAGACCACTACCAACATTGACTTGAATAGTTCTTCCGTCGTCGACCCCTGCAGCCACCAAAGCCCCAAGTCTTCCCAAGTTTCTACCAGTGCCTTCTTCAACATCGATGATCTCCAAACTTACTTCAATAAAAGGTTTAAGTTTCAGCCAATTAACCGACCGTTTGCATTCATATGCACCTTGGGGATCTTTGATCATGATGCCTTCATAGCCACCCGCAATGGCTTTGGCATTGATCTCTTTGAACTTTGCTTGACCATTCTTAGAATCTAGGTCAATGTCTTCCCAATCTAGTACACGCACATTGGGCAGTTTATCTTTGTAAAAGCCGTACCACATTTTTAATGCTTTACTGCGTTCTAGTTGGCTCTTGTCCCAACCACCCTGTTCAAACTGTGCAAGCGGCAACCAGTCAAACAGGTTAAGTACAGCATCACCTGCAGCTACATCACTTTTGCGATGTACCTGAGTCATCAAGTCTTGAAAGCTACTGCTCATAACTTCACCGTCCAATACCCAAGGTTCAGTCATTGCGGCTGCAGTTTCTTTTAACTGTTGTTTGATGTGTTCAAAGTTTACCAGCTCTTTACCGTTGCGACTGAATTGGTCAACACGGCCATCAGGATAAACAATAGTAATAACGCGAACGCCATCGAGTTTGACTTCGATAAGTTTTCGTCCAGCAACCTTGGTTTCATGATTAGCACTATCATGAGCAAGCTGGCAACTAAAAATAGGAACTGCATATTGGGGCCATTTCTTTTCTACAACTTTATTAATTGTTTTTTCGCTAGTACCACAACGAAGGTCTTTGATTAAAATACGGCGATACCAATTGTTCCATTCAGCTCGGGTAGCTGACTGCATCATTTTGGTAACGGTATCGCGAGCAAGGTTGCCTGTGACTTCACGATTAACGAAGCCAGTAATAATGACAGTAAAACTATCCCAAGATAGGCCAGGGCCGTCCGCATCTTTTTTCTCGGGAATTTGTTTAAGGCCAAAGGTCACAGTGCTGTCTAGTGCTAGCCTGCAACCTTCAAAAAATTCATTGTTGCCGGCCTCAGCTTGAACAAGAATGATTGCTTCTTTGTTCAAGCGACTGGCATGACGCTCGAGATCGGCAATTACTTGATAGGGTTTATCCATACAATTTAACTGTTGAGTTGATTACATTATATTATATGGTCTTTTATCATTTTTGTCAAGGACTGATAGTTACACTTGAATTGTTCAAAAAGTTATCTAAATATTCTACTAGAGTTATTTTACCCATTACAGCACCGTTACTGGCAAAATATATATTAGCACTTATATTAGACTTATAAGCATTAATTTGTGTATTTGCACTGTTTTTGGCCGATTCCGATGGCCATGTTCTAACTAAATTACCAGATTCATTGAAACTATCTGTGGCACCATTTTCCATATCTATTTGTATAAGAGTATCGTTATAATTATTCAAATATGGTTGTAATTCATTGAGTGAATTAAGTCCCCAGTGATTCAAAATATTTGTACTTAGATTCAAATTTGACAATCGCGTGACACGATCGTCGTAAGATTCTGTTGATTGTGGAAATACAATTTCAACCGTCATAGCTCTTGTCCTTTATAAATTTACTTATCAAAAATTTTATCTAAATGCTTGCACTTACCACGAAATTTAAAACCTGCACAGCTACAGCTGAGACCATTTTCACTCTGTTCAACAATGTAAACATCGCCTTTGCTGCCTTTTACTTCCCAACGGGGGTTTTTCACGGCTTCATTTGGAATAGTATATTTGAAAGTGTTTTCGACTTCACGAAACTGCCTACCACGGATATCGATCCTAATGGGATTTTTAAATTCTTTGACAGTTTTAGTGTTGGGTGCCACATAAGCATACATAAGACTCTTGCTGTCGTTCAGCAGGTACACACCGTTTGCGATGTCGTCTTTGTAGTCTGTAGTTTCTTGATAGAATTTCATTCTTACCCCAATTTGTTTTCACAGTGCTATTATTATAACACAAACTGGGATTAACTACAAGTAATACTTTGGTATTACTTAATTTCTTGTTTGATTAGACCTTTTAGATTGAATTTCATGTTCTTACCGGATGTTAAAAAACAACCAACTTCTTTGTTGAACTGCACTACACTAAAAGTATCTTCTTGTTTGTTGTAAGTAACACTGATAATGACCGTGTCTTTTTTGGGATCATCGCTGACACCAACCATTATGGGCAGCTCCTCAAAAAATTCCATTTGTTTTATGAAGTCATTGTAGTTAAAACAATGAGCAGTAAAAGGAACTCTTTTTCCTGTATCAGCAAAAACCACCGCTGGCAACAACATCAACACTATTAAAAGTTTTTTCATACAGTACTTAGTAAAATAGGGCCCGGGGGGCCCTAGTACTGGTTACGGATTCCAGTGTTAGCTTATCTTCTAACCGATTTATCGTACGCACTAGTTATTTATTAGTGCTTGATTTGGCTCCAAACTTTTTGCCTAATCATATTTTGCAGTGATTCTGGCAAATGCACATAGTCTAGATCCTCACTCATTTTCTTACCGTTCTTAAATGCCCAGTCAAAGAACTTGATAACTTCTTTGCTGGTTGTGGGATCTTTGGGATCTTTGTACATGACAATAAAACTAGCTGTGGTAATTGGCCAAGTGTCCTTGCCTGGTTGATTAACAATACTGATGCCCATGCCTGGAACTGAGAACCAGTCAGCACCAGCAGCTGCTGCAGCAAATGTCAAGTCGTCGGGACTGACAAAGTTACCTGTTTTGTTTTGCAGCTGCATAAAAGTCATGTTGTTTTTCTTTACATAAGCATATTCCACATAACCAATACTGCCTTTGATTCTATTGACATTAGCAGCAACACCTTCGTTGCCTTTACCGCCAACTGAACTAGCTGCTGGCCATTTTACTGCTGCACCTTTTCCTACTTTTTTAGCCCAATCTTCGCTGGCTGATGACAAGTAGTCAGTAAAGTTAAAAGTTGTGCCGGAACCATCAGCACGATGCACAACTGTAATGTTTATGTCAGGTAATTTTTTGCCGGGATTTAACTGTTGCAGTTTTGGATCATTCCATTTTTGAATGTCGCCCATGAATACTTCAGCAAGTACAGTGCCTGTAATTTTAAGTTCGCCAGGTCGAAAACCTTCTAAGTTAACCACTGGCACTGTGCCACCGATAATTGCTGGAAACTGTACTTGGTTGAGCTTGTCCAGGTCTTCGCCTTTAACAGGAGCGTCAGTGGCTCCAAAAGTCACAGTCTTGGCATTGATCTGTTTGATACCACCACTGCTGCCAATGCTTTGGTAGTTTAATTGAACACTGGTTTGCTTTTGATAAGCTTCGGCCCATTTAGCATAAATGGGATAAGGAAATGTTGCTCCTGCTCCAGTGATGTCTGCTGCTTGTGCTGAAACGGCAATGGCCGCCAGTAGTGTCAGTAATAGTTTTTTCATTTTTGCATTTTCTCCTTGATATGCAAAAATATTTAATTCAAATCAGATTACAGAAATATTACACTGTGTAAAATCTATGTTTGGCCGCACAGGTCACACAAGGTCCTATGCGTTTTTTGTCGCAGTCTGGACAGAGTTTAATGGTTTGAGTTGTAATATGACGAGGAAATAAAATTTCCTGCTCGTATTTGCCAGGTTTACTGGTGTCTCCGCAGAGTGTTTTTGGTTCGGACATAAACATTAACCCTTATATATGTTTAACGCCAATGTCACTGTTAAGTTGACAAACAAAAAGGCCTTGCGGCCTTTTTGGTTATTTTGGGTAAAAAGGCATAACTGCCCCTGGTATGGCTATCAGGCCATTACAGCTTCACGGCGTGCAGAAGCAAGCTTGACGCCTTTTCCGCTGAACTTGAAGCTACCTTTTGTAGATGCTGTTGCATTTACTAGATTTATGCGATTTACGGTCGTCATCTACCGTGCTGTCCGGGCAAATACTAGATCGCCTGTCGAACCTATTTCCGGCCCATTAGGAGTAATACTGGAATACAGTTTATAAGCGAATCTTTGAAGTTATCTCTTGACCTTACGGCTACATCGCTATCCAATATTACTTCTGGTGGACCGGGCGGGGAACTGCCCCCCGCGTCCAGTCAATTGTTCTTATTCCTTCATACAGCAATAACTTACAGTATATATTTATTTTGATTCTTTGTCAACTTCTGACTCTTCTTCATTTTCGTCTTTTGATTTTTTGTCAGACTTTAATTGTTCTTTTACTTCTTGTTCAATTCTGTCTGCTGCAGTGTTCAAAGCCATTTTACCTAGTGCTTTAACTCTGTCATTTTTGGCTAGAGTTTTACCTACTGCCAGTGCCAATGCTGCTGCTTCAGATTTCTTATTGTCTTTTGTGTCTTGTTTAGTTTGGGACTGTGATGCTGCCAGACTTTGATTTGATTGAGTTTGTGCTCTTTCTGCTTTAATTGTGTCACTGCGATGTTGATTCAGTGCTGCTGCTAACTTAGTATAATTAAATTCTTCTACCTTGCGACGAGTAAACAACGGTGCGATTTCAACAAAAAACATCATCAGCATAAGAGCAAAGGCCAGGCCCCATTGTTCAAAGTAAATGTTAGCCGTTAATAAAACAAAAACAACAGAGTATAATAATATACTTTCTTGCCGTTCTGACAGTTTCATTACAGCACTACCTTACCATGTGCTTTATCGTGTTTGAGTGTTTCAAAGCCAATGGTCTTTTTATAGTCTAAAAACCACCATGCACCAACTGCCACAAACACCAACCAAGCTACAGCAATTAAAATATATTCTATCATTTTAAACAAGTCCTTGTTTTGGTTACAGTACCGTCGGCATTTTGGGTTTCAGTCCATGGACTGCAATTGTTTTCAACTATGACCTGTTGTTGTATTACTACTTGAGGTTCGGGAGGTCTTGTAGCTTGCCAAACAATAATACCGCCTATGGCCATGGGCACTACCCATTCCCATCCTCCGTGATGTGCGGGGCGCCAATGTCCGTGATGATGGTGGTGTTGAATTCGAAATTGCGGCTGTTTGTAGTGAAAGGGATGATAACCGTTGGCCCACACACTTGCAGAAACAGCCAATAAAGCCAGTAATGTAAAGAGTTTTTTCATATCTTGCTCCTATGCAAGTATTTAACGCCTTACCAACAAAAAAGTGTACAAAAAAATAGGGCACCGAAGTGCCCTAAACCTGCATTAACAAGAACCCACTTACTCTGCAACTGCTTCTTTGGCGTCAGCACGAGCTTTGATAGCTTCAATGCTGGGCTTGGTAGCTTTGGCCTTAGTGACCTTAACAGTTTTTGCGCCGTTGTACTTGGCGTCAGCAGCATCGATTGCGGCTTGGAATTTTGGGTTCTTGTAAAGGTCTGTGCCTTTCAAGAAACTGACCACAGCAGGCTTGTCCATGGGCTCAGGCAAATCCATGAGCTCGATGTCAGTGTGACCATTCTTAGCCAACACTTTAACACGAGTCATGTCATTGGCAAAACGAACCTTGACTTCACCTTTGAGAGAAGAAACACCAGCGACTTTAAACATAGAAAACTCCATTGAAAAACAAGTTAAGTTGAAAAACAGTCAGCATCCATTTGCTAACATATTCAAA